TTCAATTAAAGGGTAACGCAGGTGTTAAGATATTTATGGGATATGACATCGCTGAGTTATATAGACAGAAAATGTTTATTGACAACTTATATCACTTCCCTGCACAAGGTGACCAAAAAAATATTTTTGCTGAAGGTTCAGTTCATGAAATCATACCTGTACATGGTCTTGATGGATTAGGTTCAAGTACTGGAGATAATCCTTTCATCTTCGCAATGGATCCTGACAGAAACTTATTCTTAGGTGTTGACTTATTGAATGAGGAAGAAGCAGCTGAATTATGGTACTCACAAGATGACCAAAATGTAAAATACTCATTCAGATACAGAAGAGGTTGGCAAATTGCTTTCCCATCTGAAGTAGTTGAGTATTCAAATTCTTAATCATCACTTAAAACAAATTAATAATTATGAGTTGTTTACTCACGCAAGGATTTACATTAGATTGTTTAGGCGATAACGCAGGTGGTGTCAAAGAAATTTACATCACTGAGTTCAACAATGCAACTGCAATCACAACTGTATCGGGTGCAATAACTGCTATCACGATGGCAGCAGGCAAACAGTTTTGGAAGTATGAGTTGTATTCAGAGCAAGGTGAAGTGACAGAGAATGCAATCAAGAAGCCTGAGAATGGCACTATTGCACATGAGCAGTCAGTTAAGATTCCATTGTACAAGCAAGAAACCAATAAGAGAAATGAACTTTACATCGTTGCTAAGAACAGAGTTCTTATCATCATCAAAGATTCAAATGACAAGTATTGGTTGTATGGTGAAGGATATGGATTGAATCTTGTAAGCAGACTTGCTACCTTTGGAAAGCTAATCGATGACAGAAATGGCTATGAATTAGAGTTCACTGGCAAAGAACCACTCCCTTCAAAAGAAGTGGCATCAGGAATCATTGCAGCACTATTACTACCTGCATAACCTAAACTAACAATATAAACTAACCTCACATACAACTATGTGGGGTTTTTTTATTACAAAAATTGAATAATTCTATATATAGATATGATTATAATTCAGAAGAATGGATTCTCAACTATAATAGTAACAGCCAGTGAGATGACTGATTATGATGAACCGAGTTTCATAATCAGTTTTAGAAACAAACAGACCAATGAAGTGGTGTTCTGCACTGTGCCTGACACGAGCTTATTTAAGAATAGATATAATCTGTTGACAATAAAAGACACACCTAATCCTATTTCATTGGATGGCGAAGTAGACTTAAAAGTTGGCTATCATGAATACACTTGTCTATCATTATCAGGTGCAATACTTGAAAGAGGGCTTGCACTTGTCATTTGGAATAGACAAACTGTGACATCACATCAAAATAATAATATCAATATCGTATATGAGAAAACCACTTGATAAGGCAAACATCTATGAAGTACAATTAGAGTCGCATAAGATACCTGTGAACATTGAAAGGCAGCGTGAGGGCTATGTGACATTTGGAGAAGATAATCTATATCCTAACTACCTTATTGAGCTATACAATCGTTCTGCCAAGCACAATGCAATTATCAATTCAAAGGTTACCTATGTATATGGCAAAGGATTAGAGATGACTGTGCAGGATGCGAGATTGCAGGAGTTGTTTGATAGCGTAAACAGATGGCAGACATTAAATGAATTTGCGTATCAGTTAGTCACTGACTTAGAATTATATAATGGAACTGCAATTGAAATAATATGGAATCGCTCCGGCACATCGTATGAGATGAAGGTATTGGAGTTTAAGAATGTAAGGTCTAATGTTGATGGCAGTATGTTTTATTATTCACCACAATGGGCTTTATATAGCACCCCTGACATCATTGAATATCCTGCATTCGACATCAACAATAGAAAAGGTAGACAGATATTTTATTACAAGGTATATAGACCGGGATGCAAGGTTTATCCTATTGTAAATTACATTGGCTGCATTCCATATATTGAAACAGATATAGAGATAAGTAACTATCACTTGAACAATATCAAGAATGGATTTTGGGGTGGCAAGGTGATTACATTCATAGCACAGCAACCGACTAAGGAAGAGATGCAAGCTATCAGCAGGCAATTCAGATACACCAAGACAGGAACCGATAATGCAGGGAAGTTTGTATTGAACTTTGTGCCTAACAAAGAATCAGCTCCATTGATTGAATCATTGGAACCTGAAGATAGCGACACTAAGTTTGAGATATTGAATAAGACAGTATTGCAAGAGATATTTGTAGGGCATCAGATTACATCACCAATGCTCATGGGTGTAAGGGTTGAAGGTCAGTTGGGTGGCAGAACAGAAATGTTAGATGCCTATGAACTATTTAAGAACACTTATGTAAATGGAAGGCAACAGATAGCAGAGAAGATAATCAACTTCCATGCTGAGAACCTAACAGGAATCAAGGGTGCATATAAGTTGATACCTACTGAGCCAATAGTTAACAACGAACAACCTAAACCACAAGCTGCTCCACAAGAAACCCAACAGTCAGAGATTGTAGTTAATGAATCATTGAAGAACCTTACTGGCAGACAGATGCAAAATGTAATGCGCATCATCACGAAGTATAGCAGAGGTTCATTGACATATGATCAGGCAGTGACAATGCTAAGAGGTGGCTATGGATTGACTGCTGAAGACATAGATAGTATGTTGGGTGAAACAGAAGAGTTCAGCTCACAACGAAATGCAGATGAAGACTTAAAAGTATATCAATCATTTGGAGTTGAAGAAGACAAATACAATATTGTAAAAGTTGTTAGAGAACAATTCAGCAAGATAAGTGAAGCAGATAAGTTTGTTGAATCGGAATTGGTGCAGAATAAAATATTAAAGATATTACAGGAAACACCTGACATCAGCATTGAGAATATTGCTAAGGCGATAAGTGAGAAGACAGAGGTCATTCAGTCACTAATTAACAAAATGCTTGATGACAAGTTAATTAAGGCAACAGATAAGAATGGTCAGATAGTGCGTACACCGACATCAAAAGGAGTTGATGGCATCACACCGAAAGGCAAGATACCAACTATCACCACGATGTACAGATATGAGAAAAGAAGTGATGCACCTGCATTAGTGCCTGGAGGAGAAAGCAGAGAGTTCTGCCAACGAATGATGAAGATGAAAAGACTATACAGCAGACAAGATATTGAGCGTATGAGTGGCATATTTGGATACGATGTATGGAGAATGAAAGGCGGTTGGTACACAGTACCTAATCAAGGTGGATTAGTTCATTTGCCTTATTGCAGACATACATGGCAACAAGTTTTAGTAACAGAAAAATAAATATATAATGATTAGATTTATTTCAGAGGCAGACCTAAAAAACAATAGTGTACTCAGTGACAACATTGACTACAAGATGTTAGGTCAGTTAATCGATGATGTGCAGGAACAACGCATCCATCCTATTCTTGGAACGGAACTTTATAATAGGCTGAAGTCAGATGTGGCTGCAAATACATTAGCAGGCAACTATCTTACCTTAATGAATGACTATATTCAGAGATGCATGGTTGCATTCATCATTGCCGATTCACCAATGTATATCAGTGTTAGGTATCTGAATAAAGGCATCATGACCAAGACAAGTGAAACAGCATCGCAGGTGTCAATGTCTGACATGAAAGAGGTTATTGATTGGTGGCAAAACAGAGCGCAGTGGTATGCTGAAAGAATCACTGCCTACCTATGTGAGTATAGTACTTTATTTCCTGAGTATGACAATGGCAATGATGCAGGTGATGACATTGCACCGAACACACAAAACTTCTTCAGTGGGATGCTATTGGATGATGAGTTCAATAGCTTTATCGATAGGGCAGGGATTCCAAGATTTCAAGAACCTTATAAAAAGAGAAGATGAAGACTACATCTAATAAAAATATTCAGAAGTTAATCAAATTTGAATTGCGTGAAAACAAAATACAGCATCAACAGACTTATCAGATTGCTAAAAAGCATCGCAGAAAGGCATCGACAAATAAATAGTTTTGGAACTGGCAATCTGTATGATGTGACCTTTAGGAAGTTATTATATGGTGGTATGCCTGACACTACAACAGTGACATCACAACCTACCTATCCATTGATGTGGTTCAATGTAACTGATTCATCGATTCAGGGTAGGTCTTCACTAATATCATTTCAATTGATGTTGGCTGATCTTGTGACTGATGGTGAAAAGAATGACTTTGAAATATATTCTGACTTGCAATTAGTGGCTCAGGATGTGGTGGCATTGATATTTAAAGAGCAAACCGATAACAAAGAATTTAAGTTAGATGAATCAATATCGATGACTCCATTTGCTGACAGATTTGAGGATAGCCTTAATGGTTGGGTTATAAATCTAAGGATTAAAGTTGCCTATGGATTTGAGAATTGCAGTGTGCCAGTCAATGACATTGACATATCTGAAGTAGTAGGTGGTGTTGATAATGTAAGAAGTGCAAGTGCTACCTTACCTCAGACAGTGGTAGCAGGGGGTGTTGATGACATCCAGTATGAGAATGAAATATTCAAACAGAACAAGATAAAATCTATTTAAGTATATGGCAGTATTTACGAGAACAATCAATACACAAGATAGCAGGATGATTCAGAAGCTATCAACAGTTAGCGGTCAAGTACCAACAGTTGCACCATCGGACAACCATGTGGATGGTTCTTGGGATTCACTTGATGTTTATATCGGTGAGCTAT